ATTGACGAGATGCAGGGCGCTGGAGATGGTGGGATCGTGTACATGCCACCGGGCCGGTACAAGATCACCAGCAACCTGACAATCACTTGGCCGAACGCCACCTCGGAGGACTCGGGTAATGAGATTGCCCTGCGCGGCGCTGGGTCGGGTCTGACCATCCTGCTGGACTACCGGACATCAGTCTCAACAGGCGGGTGCGTCAGCTACGACTTCAGCGGGTACACCGAAGCACAGATCGGCTACCGATACCTGTACACATGGATCGGCGGGTTCTCGATCATCAAGAAGGTGAATTACACCACCATCACGGGGGACATCATCGCCCCTGGTACCGGCACTGGTCTGTACATGAATTGCATTGTGTCGGGGTTGGTGTGGGATGTGCAGATCAAGGGTCATGAGACATGCCTGAAGGCAATCAACTGCCTTGGCAATGCGTTCCGTGACCTGCTGCTGTCTCAGGCGAACACCGGACTGTCCATGACCGAGTTGAACCCGGTCACGGTTGGTGGACTCAAGTCGCCCCCGAACGCTGTGGTGATTGACCACTGCTCCATTAACATCTGCCGCACCGCAGGCGTAGACCTTCTTGGCGGAAATGTCGGGATCAAGGGCTGCTCGTTCTCTTACAACGGGGTCAACACCCCTACGGGTGGCGCGATCCGCAACCAGTACCAAAACGAAATCGCCAAACAGTTGACGGTTGACCACTGTATGTTCGAGGCCAACGGTGGGCTTGCTGGCGTGGTCATCGACGGGTCTGCCACGGCATCGACCTGTGCGGTGTCGGTATCGAACTGCACGTTCGCACGCAACTACCCGACAGCAGCCCTGAACTCGACCAATGACATTGTGGTGGTTCTGGGTGCGACATCGTACTGCGACTTTGCTGCCATCGGCAACGGGTTCCGCAGGTATGTCGGAACCGCAGGCTCAAGCACCAAGAACATTGACTTCATCGGGGTCGGCTATGCGAATGTCCGGTCAGTCATGATCGGAAATGCGTTCTATGACTCTGGTGACTCCCCCGTCCCCGGTGGCGCGGCAGTCAGTGGCGGGTTGGTCACGACCAGCCTGGCGCTGCAATCCCCTGACGGTATCTACGCACCCACGATCACCCCCGTGGTCGGAAGCAACTGGCTCGATATTGCCGGTGCTGTGACAGTGATCGGTGGCACGGGTGGGGGAATGCTCCCAGATGCCAACAACAGTGAGTTCCTCGGGTTCCCTGCCAGTCCCGGACCTGTACGCCATTGGGCCGGGGCGTTTTCCAAAGTTTTCTATGTTGGAGACACAGAAGTGCAGATAATCACGGGTAGCGGGGCACCAAGCGGGTCGGATGGCTCCCCCATCGGGACGCTGTACCTGAACACTGCTGGCGGTGCATCGACAACCCTGTACGTCAAGACCGGCGCATCAACCTACACTGCCAAGTAAGGAGCAATCATGACAGTCACCGCCAAAGTCCTCATCCCTGCGAAGATCGCAGAGGCATCCCAGACCACGCAGTACACCGCGACGAACGTCACGACGATCATCGACAAGTTCACCGCGACGAACTATTCCGCGTCTGCTGCTACGATCAGCGTGAACCTTGTGACCTCGGGCGGGTCCGCTGGGAATGACAACCTCGTGACCAAGACCAAATCGCTCCAGCCGTCTGAGGTCTACACGTTCCCCGAAATCGTGGGTCAGATTCTGGCCCCCAGCGGGTTCATCTCGACCATCGCTGGTACGGCAACCTCGATCAACATTCGGGCATCCGGGCGCGAGGTGACTTGATGACCGACGCAGTTGAAGTCGTTGAGCAGGAGCGACCCCTCGATATGAGGGATCGGGTGCTTGCGCTTCAGTCTGCGCTGGTCCAGATGCCGCAGTACGAACCAATCACCGAGCATTATTTCCACGGTGGGATGTACTGTCGCAAGATGTTCAGTCACGCCGATGTGACGATGGTGGGCAAGGTCCACAAGAAGGAACACTTCTTTATGGTTGTCAGCGGAACTGCTGCGATCACCACTGACGATGGTGTTCAGGTCATCACAGGTCCACAATTATTTTGCAGCAATCCTGACACCAAGCGGGTGGTCTACTCGGTTACAGATGTGATCTACATGACAGTTCACCGGACAGACAGCACGACTGTCGAAAGCGTCGAAGAGGAACTGGTTGAGCATGACCCAACATCCATGTTCACAGTCGGGAACAAGTTGAAGAGTGAGGTACTGAAATGACATTTGCAACAGCAGCAATGATCGGTGCGGGTGGGGCCATCCTTGGTGGCCTGATCAGTTCCAAAGGTGCCAGCAGCGCCGCGAAGACGCAGGCCAATGCCGCGACAGAAGCGGCAAGGATTCAGGCGGATCAGGCCGACAAGTCGCTGGCGCTTCAGGAGCGCATGTACAACGAGCAGGTCGCACGGAACCAGCCCTATGTTGGCGCTGGCGCTCTCGCGCAGAACCGGCTCATGTCCATGCTGGGTCTTCAGGCCGATCCCCGGTATGCGGGGTCGCAGGCGGTCAACTCGCTTGCCCCCTCACAGTCGGCGTCACCTTCCGTACCAGCGCCGACGATGTTGACCCGTGACCAACTGCGCCAGCAGCTTTTGCCGCAGTTCACGACCCCAGCAACTCAAGGGCAGTGGATGCCCGGTGTGGGTGAGGACCAGATCGGTGCAGGGTATTTCGGTGCAACCCCCGCATCGGTGAATGAGGCTGCATTGAATGCTGAGATTGATCGGTTGTATGGTCAGCAGCAGGCACAGCAACAGCAGTGGCAGGCGAATCAGGCGCAGGCGGGTCAGGTGGGGACGATCCCCGGAGAAGACCCGTACTACGGCATGTACGCCAACGGATATCAGGCTGCGCCGGACCTGATGGTCGGGAACTACCAAGACCCCGGCGACTTCACGATGGAGAAGTTCCAGCAAGACCCCGGCTACGCTTTCCGAATGAGCGAGGGTCTGAAGGCGTTGGACCGCACTGCCGCTGCCCGTGGTGGCCTGATCTCCGGGGGTGCCATGAAGGCGGCATCCCGATACGGTCAGGACATGGCCTCACAGGAGTACCAGAACGCATTCAATCGGTACAACCAGAACCGCACCTACAACTCGGGGTTGTTCAACACGAACCGTGCGTATCAGACGGGTCAGTACAACCAGAACCGCAACTTCAACACGGACCTGTACCAGACCAACCGGACCAACGCACTCGCGCCCCTTGGCTCCCTCATGTCCTCTGGTCAGAACGCCGCGAACCAGATGGGTGCTGCTGGTCAGAACTACGCGGGTAACGCGGGGACCACGTACCAGCAGGCTGGGAATGCCGCTGCTGCGGGGATCAATGCTGCGGGTCAGGCGGGTGCTGCGGGTCAGATGGGTCAAGCCAACAGCCTTGGTAACGCGATCAACACCGCAGCAAGCTCCTACAATCAGGCGAACCTGCTCAGATCACTTCAAGGGTCAACGCCAGCAGTAGCACCAACGGCGATCCTTGATACTTACTGGTAAGAAGGCTGATCATGGCACTCAATGAACTCATTGCCCAAGGTGTCCAGTTCAAGGCACCCGACCTTCTGGGCCAGTATGCGACCATGCAGAACCTTCAGCAGGGGATGCAGCAGAACCAGATGAACCAATTGAACATGACCGAAAAGTCCCGGTCCCTGGCTGAACAGGAGGGTCTGAGGAACTATCTGCGGTCAAACCCGAACCTTGACACCCCTGAAGGACTCCAGGGACTCAACCAGTATGGTGGTGCGGGTCAACTGCTGCTCGGGTCACGGGTCAAGCAAAAGCAGGAGATGGCTTCGGCTCAGAAGTCTGCCGCCGATGCGGGAAAGACCGAGTACGAAACCACGCGGATGAAGTTGACTGACTCGCTCAAGGATGCCGCTGGTCTGACCACCCCCGGTGCTGCCATCACGCATATTCAGAACGCTGTGAGAGAAGGCAAGATTCCACAGGACAAGGCTGAACAACTGCTGGCGACGATCCCTCAAGACATCGAGGGGTTCGGAAAGTGGCGGCAGCAGATGATGTTCAATCTCCTGAGCGCACAAAACCAACTGGAACAGCACTTCGGGAGTATTGACAACGGCCAGACAATCACGCAGTTCTCGGTGCCAAAGTATGCCCCTGGTGCGACTCCGAGTGTGATTGCCCAGCAGCAGAAGCAGGCTACTCCTGACGCGCTGCTGACGAATGCGCGTGGCGTTGAGTCCAATGACATTGCCCGTGGCAGGCTCAAGGTCGCTCAGGATGAACTGACCCGCAAGCAAGAAGGAATGGCGGAACTCCCACCCAAGGAAATCCAGAAGCGTGATGCTGCGTACCCAACGGCGACGGCTGCGATCAAGGGGGTTGAGTCCAGTACGGACAACTTCATCAGGGATTTGACGGCACTGCGGGATCACCCTGGCCTGAACTCGATCACCGGGATTGCCGCTGGTCGTATGCCGGGGATCACAGACGAGGGTCGGGCAGCAAAAGCACTGTACGACAAGGTTGTCTCGAAAGGTGGTTTCCAGGTGCTTCAGGACATCCGTGCTGCATCCAAGACGGGTGGTGGACTCGGGTCCATCTCCGACAAAGAGGGTCAGCAACTCAAGAGCGCCTTTGCGGCCATTGATCGGACCCAAGAAGCGAAGGACATCAAGAATGCCATTGATGCTGCCATCTCAGAGGTACAGGGCTCCAAGGCTCGGATGCGCGAAGCATACGACTCGACGTATGAGTACAAGGCATCCAAGGCGAACGCTCCAGCAAAGGCTGGAAAGACACTGACCCCGCAGGACCGGGAAGCACTGGATTGGGCCAACAAGAACCCAACTGACCCGAGAGCGATTGCAATCAAACAGTACCACGGGGGTTGACATGGCATTTGATCCCGACGCATACCTTGCCTCGATCACCCCGACACAATCAACGCTGACACCAGAGCAGACGCTCACGGGGATTCCCGGTGGTCCTGCTGATATGGTGTCCGCTACAGGTGGAAACCCAACACCGCGCTCCCGCTATCAGCAGGATGTGATTGCCCTTGCCCGTGAGAAGTCACGCCCTGGCATGACCGAAGCACAGCGCACCGCATATGCTGACGCGGAACGGATGCTTGCTGGTCGTGCCAACGGTGAAGGTGGTGCCCCGTTCCGTGAGGATGCCGGGTCGTTTGACCCCGATGCGTACATTGCCTCCTTGAAGGCGAAGCCAGCGTCAACCCCCTCACCAGCGGCCCCCAAGACCCCCGCAAAACCCCAACCCGCCTTCGTGTCCGAGGTGCCTCAGTGGGCACGGGACAACCCTCGTCTGTACGGTGCCGCACAGGCAGCACGACAAACCCTTGGTCCGACACTTGAAGGACTCTTGTCTGCTGGTGGTGCCCTAGCAGGGTCTGCCGTGTCCCCGGTGGTTGGAACAGTCGCCGGTGGCGCTGGTGGGTATGCGCTTGCCAAGAACATCCTTCGGCCTGCTGACGTTGCGCTGGGTAATGTGGCACCAGAGACTCCCACCAATGCCCTCATCCGGGGTGTCAATGAACTCGGTGAGGGCGCTCTGTACCAAGGTGGTGGTATGGCAGCAATCCCGATCCTCGGGAAAGCTATCGCAGCGGTTCCTGCTGCTGTCGGCAAGGGTGCCGGATGGGTTGCTGACCTTGTTGGCAAGCGTCAACCCACCCTGAAAGCCGCCAGATTGGCCCAGGACGCGATTAAGTCGGGTGGTCAGAGTCAGGTGGTCAATCAGGAGATCAAGAACGCTCTGATCGCCGCTGACAATGGTTTGACCGCTGGGCAAGCCACTGCGGGTGTCAACAACCCTGTGTGGCAGGCGCTCATGTCTCGTGGTGCGAATGTCAACCCAGCACCCTACACCGCGAAGGCGGCAGCGCAGGCGGCGCAGGCAGAGGGTCAGTTAGCGGGTCTTGCTGGAGGTGTCACTCAGACAGAGGCGCGTGCCACTGGCGACACCATGAAGCAAGCACTGAGGGACGAACTGATCCCGACGCTGAACATTGAGATGAACGCTGCCAACACAGCAGGGAAACTCAAACCGAGACTCGACGCTCAGGCCGAACGGTTCTCCCAAGCTGCTGCCAACAAGGTCGAAGATGTGCGCCGGTTCACTGCTGCTGGACCACGGGGTGAAGCCCTCGCACGGTCAGCACTGATCGAGAAGGGTCAGCCCGTTGGCGCGACCAAGTACACCTATGTCGGCGGTGATCTGCCCCAGCGTGCTGAAAGGGTTGCAGCGCAGGCCGCAGACGCATCGCTGCCTTTTGGTGAGGCTGCGAGGTTCAGTCAGGCAGCGTCTGACAGCCTGGCCGCACATGGTTTGAAGCCACTATCGGGTGAGGCTGTTTCAAGCAAGGTGGCGGGTATCCTGAGTGATCCGAAGTTTGCCGGGAATGATGTCATTGACCAATCGGTGAAGAAGGTCGCGTCTGACATTGCCAAGTGGACGAACAACGGGGGTGTCGTTGACGCATGGGCACTTGACGCGATCCGCAAAAACTCGGTCAATGGAGTGGTTCGCCAACTGTATCCGAACGAGTCGGTGTCGGCTCAGAAGTCACTTGCTGCCGGGGTGTTGAGCAGGATCAAACCAGTCATCACCCAAGCGATTGAGGACGCCGGTGGTACGGGCTACAGCAAGTACCTTGAGGACTACTCCAAGGGTCTGAACAAGGTCGCACAGACCAAGTTGAGCGCAGAGGCACTGAACCTGTTCAAGACCAACAAACAGGCGTTCGTCAACCTCGTTGAAGGCAACACCCCCGATGCTGTTGAGAAGATCATGGGCGCTGGGAACTATGACATCGCCAAGCAATTGAGCGAGGAGGCGATGCAGACCCTCAAGGGTGTCGCCAAGGGTGTGACTACTGACAAGGCTGTCGCGGATCAGACCGCTGCCGGGTCGCTGGCGCTGCGGAACCTGCTGCTCAAGGATATGTCGGTGTTCAGGTTGCCGTCATACCTCAGTGTCGCCACATCCTCGATCAACAAGGGTCTGTCGATTCTTGAGCAGAAGTTGGGCAAGGAAACCATGAACGTCATCGCCAAGGCGGGTGAAGACCCTCAGAAGGCACTGGCGCTCATCAACACCCTGCCAACTGCTGAGAAGAACAGGGTGTTGAAGATTCTGTCCGATGCTCCGAAGTACATGGAGAAAGGGACATCCAAAATCACAGATGCTTCGAGGGGCTGGATCGCCCAGGAGGCGACCAATGCTCTCGCCGGGGACATGCGTAAATCAGAAAATCAACTTGCCCCCTGACTGACCCCAGGGTAGCGCCCACCGATCCAGCGGGTCTTGTAAGGTGATGGCGGAATTCGCAGCGGCTTAGCCCGTTGATGCACGTAGGGCACTCCGGTCCAGTAGCCCCATATTTGCACCTTGCCACTGCCCTGTGCGACGACCTGCGCGGCTTTCTGCTCCTCCAGTGTTTTCAGGCGCTTCCACACCGACCTCGTTGGCAAGCCGAGTGCGGTTGCCATCTTGCCTACGGTGGACGGCAGCAGGCGCATGATCGCCTCGCGCTGCTTCTGTGTCATGGTGCGGTTGTCTTCGTTGCGCTGGTTCATGATTCATCCTTCAGTGCGCGGCCCCTTAGCTTCGGCGTTATGTTTCAAAATCGTGCCGCTTACGATACTGCGGCGTTGGTGCCGTCCGAGCGCCCCCGAACCTTCGCACTGTTTCCAATGCGCCAACCGATCAAGCCGTGCAGACATTTGGCACCCAATGGCTCAGGTTATTCGCGGTGCCCCGCGTTGAGTGTTTCATCAGCCTTATTTGCCATCGCCGTGTTCTCCTAGCAGTCTGCAAGTGCCGTGCTCCTTTTAAAACATAACCCGTCGTTCAACAGGACGGCGGTAAATCGCCGCGCTCCGTGGTTAGTCATTCGCGCCGCCGCCTGTTAACTCTGCGTTATGCCTGTTCAAAACTTCGGCGATCATTTCCGCGTATTGCTGCTTCTCGTCGCCAACAAAGTCGCCAGTCACCCGCATCCCTGCGTCGAAATCGAAGTTGTTGTCGCCGATGAATCCGTTTTCCATCACGGTGAAAGTTCTGCCCTCCATCGTCATGCTTCGGTCGCCGCTGGTGAAGATCATGGCGCGTAGCGCAGCAACTTCCGCTTTCAGTTTGGCAATCTCTTCGTCCGCAGGCATAACAGGTATGTCGAGCGGACTTGCCGCAATGACCGTGTTTTCCATCTTCAACCTTTCTCAAGCGGCAAGCCGCTCACAATCGCGTTAAATGTCTCATGTTGACCTGAGCGCCGCCGCCAGAAAATCGGTTTTCTTTTCCGTGTTGCTACTCAAGTGCCCCGTGCATCTGACGATCTTCGCGCCAGTGCTATCGTCTTTGCCGATGACCAGCATGGACTCAAAATCCAACCCCTCACAGTTGCGCCGCGCCCACGCGCAGGAACTACACATGCTGCCCTTTGGCTGGTGGCTACGGGCAACATTTAACAGGGTAGTCGAAAGGACGACTGCGGGCGGGTTTGTTTCTTCGGAGTTCATGTTTGGTCGCCTTTCACTTCTGCGTTACCAACCAAATTGCCGAATGGGGTGGTTCTTCTTTACCCATTCCTCAAACGCTTTTCTTGTGGTCGGCTTGCGCTCTGGCTGGCCCAGACCTATGCTTCCTGACGGCTTCGATAGCCCTATCCGGCCACGTCCAGACTCCGCCACTTTTCTCAGCCAGCACTACCTTGTTGGCAAGGATGAGCTCATACATTTCGGCCAGCAGGTCAACTATCTCTGGCTGGGCTGGCGCAGTTGCTGGCGCTGCAAGGGCGGTGAGGAGCGCATCAGACGCCGCAGTCACTATCTTGTGCTGTACAGCGTTCCAGCGGTCGCATGGCAGCAGCAGGGCATTCAGGGCCTGCTCCAGCAGTTCCCGTTCAATGGTGATGGTGGTCATGGTATCCATCCTTGTGATTTCTCATACTGCTCAACAGAATCCCAAAATGTTCCGTTTTCACGTAGAAGTTTTTCCAGCACGGCTTCGTTATGTGTCTCAGCAACAAAGTTGCCATAACAAAAAATCGTACCGGTAAGGTGGGCAATCTGTCGTAGACGCTCAAGCTCATCTGGCGCAGTTGCTGGCGCTGCGTTTGCCTTGGCGCGTAACATTGCCTCTCCGCACGCATGATGCCTTGATCCATAGCGAACCGGCTCCTTGCAAACATCGCAAAGGTCCGCGGGGTCTAGATGCTCTGGCGCAGTTACTGGAACCGTTGGATAGCTGCTCCCCGGCTGTCCCGGCTCATTGCTTCCAGTGCAGGCATTTCTATGGTCGGTCGCCTTCGGGCACCGCTTGTTCCCGCAGTCCGGGCACAGCACCATTCGGTTGTCGGCTTGAGTGATCGGGCGGCACGTTCGACACCAGCACTGCTCTGGCGCAGTCGCTGGCGCAGTTGCTGGCGCTGCCAGTGCTGTGCGTAGCCGCTCCAACACTTCTGCATTCTCCCGAGCGCACAGTTTCTGGATGGATTTGCTCATGCCCTTTTGCATGTTGTTGGTGTTGCATATCAACTGCCCAAGCGCCTGCTCCAACAGTTCTCTGCCAATGATGATGGTAGTCATCACAGTCCTCCCAGCATCACGGTCAGAATCACCACGATGACGCAGGCCCACAGGATGAGCTTGTCCTGCCAATCCATCGAGGTCTTGACCTCGTACCCCTTGTGGTCTTTCATTCCGTGCTCTCCTTGATGTAGTTCGACAGCCGCGAGATCAGCCCGTCGTTGTACTGCGCCTGCGCGGCGTAATACTCGCTGTGCTGCATGGCGACGAGATAGTCCCGCTTCGCCTGCTCCAGGTCGTGGACGGCGATCTCAAGGGCCGTTGGTTTTTTGAAGGGGTTGAACTGCTCGATGAGGTTTTTCATTCGGTTTCTCCGCTTTCCATTTCGATCAACAGGTCAAGAAAGTGACGGGCTTTCTTGAGGTCTTGCAGACCGTTCTTCCCGCGCCACCGGCTCACGTACTTGATGATGCTGCCCTCGCAGAACCCCAGGCCATTGCGGTGGATGTACTGCACCGGCTGGATCGCCATGTTCTTGTAGTGGTCCCCCGCGACCTGAACGTCCAGGGCGCTGGGAACCTTTGCCTCGGGGGATCGGAATGCCGTGCGGTTCCGCATGTTCTCCTCGTACAGTTCCCGAGACACGGGGGGATCGACCTTGTAGGGTGCGTCATTTATCTTGTTCATCTTCGGTCTCCTGCTCATCGTTCACCTCAACCCACACGCATCCGGTCCCGTTGCAGTTGTAACAGTTGGACCGCTCGGTCATCCCTTCACCTGACCCACGGCAGACCGGGCAGATTTCGTCCTCAAAGTGAGTGGTCATTGCTCGATCACCCCCATCTTGATCATGATGTCCTTGCGCTCACGGGCATCACGCAGTGCCGACAGTCGCTGGTGCAGACGCACCACGATCATTGACCGCTTGCTGTTCTCCATCTCGTGCTTGAGCATCTGCTCGACTTGCTCCTCGGTCAGCACTGCCAGCACCCCCTGGAGACTGCGCCACGACTTGAGCGCGGCGGTTGCGATTGCATCCATTTCGGTTCCTCTTGAGTTGATGAGATTGCAGTGTAGCACGGGATTACAGAGTGTGCAACATGAATTTACGCAGATTCGCGCATTTTCCTGTACTCCTTCACTGCCTTCCGCAGTGACCCCTCAGTCTCAGCCTTCTCGCCAAGTGCCAGCGCCTGAGCCTGATCGACCGTATCGAGGCACAGGATGCGGTGGCATGTGACAGGTCTGCCCTGACCCTGGCGGCGCAGGCGACCGTTGAACTGGTTGTACAGGCGCAGGCTCCAGTTCAGTCCGAACCAGACCACGGTGTTCCCTCGCTTCTGTAGCCCGTCGATACCGTGTCCTGCGCTGGCCGGGTGCGCGATCATCAGGGTGCAGTCACCCGACACCCAGCGTCGCATGGCGTCGTTCAGCGATGACTCGGTGTTGCACTCTGTCAGGTTGATGGGTCGGATGCCCTTGAACCGTTCCATGATCCGCGCTGCATCACTGCGGTACGCATAGGCGCAGAAGATTGGTTGCCCGTTGGACTCCTCAATGATCTCCTCCAGCGCATCGAGCTTTAACTCGTGGATCGGCTCCCACAGTGGCATCCCCGGCACCGGGTAGGTAGCACCGTTGCTGAACTGGAGGCAGGTGTTCATAAGCGATGCCTGATTGAACATCTCCTTCTCCGCACCACTGTCCAGCTTGAGGAACATCTCCTTCTCCATCTGGTCGTACCGTTCGCGCAGGTCGGGTGTCAGTTCCACGTTCACATCGTTGACGATCAGGTCAGGCAGCGGGTTGTAATCGGCGGCGCTCATCTCCAGTGTGATGTCACTCACCAGGGTCTTGATGGCGCTCTCAGCGTCGTCATACGGCACCTCCTTGTACGGTCCTGTCTTGCGATAGAACCGGGTGCGGAATGCAGTCTTGCTGGTGCCCAGACGCTCACCCTTGTCCACCACGAGGTACTGCCCGTGCAGGTCTTTGTATCCCTCGCTGGCGGGTGTCCCGGTCAAACCCGTGGACCACTTGAACTGTCCCAACACCTTCTTCAGCGCCTTGACCCTGTTGGTGCTGCTGTTCTTCATCTTGTCCACCTCGTCATAGACGATCCCGTCGAACGGGACCGGCAGACCCTTGCGAACGAAGTAGGTGTGCAGACTTTCTGAGAGCCATTCCAGATTTTCGTAATTAATTATGTAGATGTTCGCGGGTCTGAGCAGGGCACGGACCCGCTGGTCCTTGGTGCCCATGACCATGCTGAACGTCAGGTCACTCAGGTGGCTCCATTTGGCGCTCTCCTGCCTCCAGACGAGGCGACAGACACGGATGGGTGCCACGACCACAACGGCGCGCAGGAAGCCCGTTTTGACAAGGTGCGCGATGCTGGTAAGGGTGATCGAGGTCTTCCCTAAGCCAATGTCAAGCCAGAGCATCGACGCTGGATGCGTACACTGGTGAACCACCGCCTTCTGCTGGTAGGGGTGTAGGTTCTCGGGTGTCAGCATTTCAACCTCATCTGGTCCACCATCGCCCGACCCTTGTCCACATCGTCAATCACGAACACCATGACCCCCTGGTTCCGCAGACGCTCATGCTCCCGTGCCTGTGCAGGCGTGGGCACCTGACCCGAGCGTTTGAACTCAACGAAATAGATCATCCCTCGGGGGTTGATATACAGCCGGTCAGGCACTGCGGATCGCTGGGGACTGGTGAACTTGTACACGAGGAACCCTTGCTCCTTGGCATAGGTGCCGACTCGTTCTTCGATCTGTTTTTCGAGCATCTTTTTCATTTCATCCACTCCGGGAATTTGTAAATGCGTTGTTCAGCAATGGCGAAATAATTTGCGTCTTGCTCAATGCCAATGAAGTTCCTGTTGGTGTTTACGCAGGCAACGCCAGTTGTTCCACTTCCCATGCAGTTGTCCATAACTGTCTCACCCTCATTGGTGTAGGTACGAATTAGGTATTCCATCAGGGTTACGGGTTTTTGCGTTGGGTGGAGGCCACGCTCACCATCACGGCCTGAAAACTCAAGGATCGTTGTTGGGTGTTTGTCGGCGTATTCTTTACCAGCAGCGCCAAAAGCCACAGCCGCATCGGTCTGCCTAATTGGAATTGCGCTGGATTGTTTGTTCCCCCCCTTCTTTATGGGCGTTTCTCGCATGGTTTTTTGCGGGAAGTAGATTGGCATCTTGTCGCCAAACGCAAACACCAAAACATCCTCATGTATGCGTAACGGCATTCGGTTGGCCTGAACAAAGTTTCCAGCAAACTTCTTGTCCCATACCCACGAATACCTGAAAGCCGTCAGATTTGACGCAGCCAGGGTTGTAGTGAACGGCTGCGAAGCCGTCAGCACAATCGCCCCGTTGCGCTTAATCACACGCCTGTAGTGTGCCCACAGCGGCTCAAACGGAATAACCGAATCCCACTTGCATGCCGTGGTTCCATAAGGTAAATCACACAGAATCATGTCCACCGAACCATCAGGGATTTGCCCCATCAGTTCAAGGCAGTCACCGTGCATTAGATTGATCATGTCAGTCCCTTGGTCAGTTTGTTCACTTCGTTCACGTAGTAGTCAAGGTCGAACTCCACCTTGTCCAGACCCTCGATGTCGTTGAGCACCTTCACCCCATAGCCCACATGCAGGTCGAAGTAACGCATCTCGGTCTTGCCCTTGATGGGTGGCATGATCTTGATCAGGGATGGCCCACCCTTGACAATGGCATACCGGGTGATCCGCTGATGCTCGATGCGCTCATCCCCGTCCATCGTCATCAGGACCGATGACCTCGGCACCTTGGTCCGCAGCAGGAAGTCCATCTTGTCAGGCCAGTTGGTGATGAGGGTGCGTGCATCGGCACCGTTGAGCAGCACCTGTTCTGCGACCTTGGGAACCACCAGTGCGCTCTGGTTCTGATGCCATTCGAGGTCATACTCGAATGCGCCTTTGCGTTTGATCATTTCATCCACTCCGGGTAGTTGTAAATTCGCCGTTCAGCAATGGCAAAATATTTCGCGTCCTGTTCAATGCCGATGAAGTTCCGATTGGTGTTTACGCAGGCCACACCTGTGGTTCCGCTGCCAATGCAGTTATCCATCACTGTCTCGCCTTCATTGGTATAGGTGCGGATAAGGTATTCCATCAGTGCAACGGGTTTTTGGGTTGGGTGCAGTCCAATCTCCAGCTTGTTGTCGGCCACAATCGGCAGAACGGAGCACGGGTTGTGCTGGCCGTCATTGATGCCAATGCGAACCTTGTCCGCGTCCTTCCCGCCGACATGCTGCCCATGCCCGCCAGTGCGCTTGACGCTGTACGGCTTGCCCTGTCTGAATTGCTTGTTGTATGTAGGCTGTGCCGCGTAGAACACAGCGATGTCCTCGTGGCGCTTCATCGGCTGCTTGTTGGCGGCGAGCGCGCCGGTATAACGATTCACCTTGTCCCACACCCAGCAATAGCGAAACTCCCGCATGTTGCTTGCGATCAGCGCCGTGGTAAACGGCTGGCTCGCCGTCAACACAATGGCCGCGTTCCGCTTTGCAATCCTGCGGTACTGCGCCCACAGCGGCTCGAACGGAATCACCGTGTCCCACTTGCACGCCGTGGTGCCATAGGGCAAATCACACAGAATCATGTCCACCGAACCATCGGGAATCTCCCGCATCAGTTCAAGGCAGTCACCTTGCATCAGATTGATCATGTCATGCTCTCCGCTATGTAATTGTTCACATCCCTGATCCACATCCTGCTGTACTGAGTGCCTTCGAGGGACAGACTGGTCACCATCTCCCACCTATAACAAACACCCAACGCTTCCACAGCATGGTCCCTGTGAATGTGGTACTCCAGGCCATCGGTGTTGATCATGAGCAGGCGCAGTGTCGGCACCTCCATCAACTGTTCGGCCAGTAGGCACAGCAGTAACTGACCATTGAGCGTGATCCTCATGGTGAACAGCGGATCGTAGAACACGCTGAACTTGTTGTTGGAGTCGCCGTAGGTGCCGTTGAGCGCCAGCTTCAGTGTGGCACTCTCGCTGGACTTCTTAGGGTACTTCTTGCGCTGCTCGAACAGGTCGGCGTAGATGTCGCAGAACTTCTCGCCCAGGTGCGCCGGGTAGAAGCGATTCTTGATGGCAAGGTTCGGGTAGTACGAGGTCACATCGCGTGACTCGATCACATGAAAATTGTCAGTGCATACCTTCTCGCGCTCCACGCTTCCGTGGATACCGCCCAGGCCAAAGACGAACGTGAACCCATTGACCGTGGCAGTCAGGTCTTTGAAGACTCCCTTGGTTTCGGTGATCGTCTGCTCTTTGAGCCATGTCAACACCCGCTGGAATTCCGGTTGCTGGAAGTTGATCCAGGGCAAGATGGCATCACGCAGCGCGATGGTAGGCCGAAGGGTCTGCCTCGGGGTGCGACCCTCGGGGCCGACGTTGTAACACTCCACCCCAGCCTTCTCAAGCTGCATGATGAAGTAGTCCTTGCCCACCTTGGTATCGTTGTGGTTCATGAAGTCCCGACCGTATCGCTCGGTCAGTTCTTCGCGGAACCTGATCATGTCCAGTGACTGATCGTAGAACATGCGGGTCGCGTGAACGTCGTGCATGTTGTACTCCTTGAGCATGACCACTTGGTCACGGGTCAAGGTGAACCCGACAGGAAACGGCAAGTCCTTGACGCTCTTGAGGCGCATGTTGAACTCCAGCAGTTTCAGGCTGGTGGATCGCGCCATGTTGTCAAAGTGGTGAATCTTGAACAGGTCGATCTGCTCGACCACCCGATCACTCGGGTACACCTGATGCTGGAACCTGTTGGTGTCCTGTGATGAGATGATCGCCTGCGCCTTGGCGTAAAGGGTTCCAGCATCTGCGGTGCGCATCCGGTACAGGAGATGCAGGACAGGGTAGTCGAAGCCCAGGTTGTTGAACCCGATCATGCGACCGCCCGTGGCCTTGAGGTAGTCCATCATCCTGATGATCTGGCTGGACTCGTTGACCCACTCGCTCACTTCCCATGAGCACCGGGAACCACTCTCAGCGTGTTCCAGCGCGATGGTGAAGGCATTGGGGTACGTTTCGAGGTCATACACCCAGTCGTTTTTCATATTCCACCCGTGAAAAAGACCCCCGACCCGAAGGCCGGGGAAAGACCACTGCGAAGTGATTACTTGAAGAACGAAGGGAGTTCTGCAGGTGCGGCACTGGCACCGAACATGCCTGCGGCAGAACTGGTCTGAGCCACAGCACCGAACAGGCCACTCACATCGGGCACACCATCACCGAACGGGGTGTCGTCGTTGGCGAACTGGACGGCAACCAGATCACACCGGATGCCGTTGCCGTGCTGGTTCTTCTGGACCCACGGCTTGACTGCCACGTTGACCCGGCAACCGCCATACATCTTGCGTGCAATCGCCTGAAAGGCCATCGTGTTCACCGGGTCCACGGGCGATCCATCGGACTGAATCATCTGTGGGGGACGCTCACTGCTGGCCGACAGGTACACGTTGCCGGTGTAGCCATCGTAGGGTTTGAAGGTCTTCTTGTTGACCTTCTCTTCACCACGACCGAAGCAGCGCAGTTTGCGATCCGCGAGGATCATGTTCATGACCACGGGTGCGTTCTCAGCGAACGTCTGCACCATGAGCGCCTTGTACTGCTGCATGAACTGCTGAAAGCCGGGGTCGCCCTCGGGCATCAGGAAGTCGGCGTTGAAGGCCGTGCGGACAGTGCCCGTGACCTTGTTCTCGGTGCGCTGGGGTTCAGCAAGATGGGGGAAAGACAGACGAACATTCGACAGGAAAATAACTTCAGACATGATTGACTCCGTACTACGTTAAGACAAAAACGATGGAAGGGTTTCCACCGCACCACCAACAGCGCCGAACAGGTTCGACGCATCCGTGACCACCGCTGGGCGAGGGTCGGACTCCGATGCCACAGTCGGCTTGCCTGCCAACTTGACAATCAGTTCACGCTCCATCTGGAGCTTCATCTTGTCGCTGACCTGGACCTTCGTGCCATCACGCTTCTCCCATGTCAGTTTCTCGGCCTGCGCTGGACTGATCAACTTGGTCACGTACAAGGCACCGGCAGGGATGCCGATCTTCTTGAGCTTGACCACCATCTCGTCCTCATTGTGCGCCCACGCACGCGACCCGCGACCATTGACCACCTTCAAGCCGGGGATGGTCTGACCCATCTGCATACGCCGCAGTGCTTCGGCCTCGGAGGCTTCGAGCAACTGGCGCAGCAGGGGTGCGGCTTCGATGACCTCGCGCAGCTTGTCGTTGGACATCTCGGTCGGCTCGGTCACAGCGGCTTGCTGCACGATGTCAATCGACTTGAACATGCCCACAGCATCCATGACATGCGTGTTCACGGCAGCACAGCCGCCCTTGGCCTTGCAGAACCGGCACTGCTTCTCACCGGGCACCAGGGGTGCATCAGGAGCATCGGTTGCCGCTGCCTTGACCACGATGTCACCGATGCGCGACAGCAGGGACTCGACGCTCAGTTCCCATGAGGTGATGGGCGGCAGTCCCTTCAGCGACAGCTTCGGCTGGACGATGGTCAGGACCATATGCTTGATCGGGTATGCACCGTTGACCGGCAGCTTGTACCCGGCCAAGTGACCCAGGGCATAGGCAAGCAACTGCTCGTTCTCGACGGCATCGACGGGTGTGATGCCATCCTTGTAGTCAATGATGTGAACGGTGTCGTCTGTGGTCACGGTGACATCCACCGTACCACCAAGGTCATCACGACCGAAAAGGTGCGAGGGGTCAACATGGCGCTCAGTTGTCACGACCCCATCAAGGTCGAACACATGGTCGTAGGCCACCTTGACGCGACTGGCGCGATCATGGTCCACCACAAACGAGCCTTCTTCGTCCGGGATCGACTGACCGACCATCAGGTAAGGGTTCATTCGCATGACCAGGCACATTTCAAGCAACGCATGGGTGCGAGTGCCATCAAGTGCCGCAGGGCCACTGTTGTCGGGGTACTTCGCTTCCTCACGGACTGATCCTGGGCAGCGTGTCCAGCGGTGTGCGCTGGACGGACTGAGTTTGGCGTGTGCCATGTTCAACCCTTCAGCGCCTCGATGCTAGCGTGGAACGCAGCATACTGTTCCGGCTTCACATCGGTCAGGTTGGACGCGCCCAGCGAGGTCAGGACGTTCTGGA